TTGCGTACTTCTCTTTCCTGTTCCCTTTATAATCAGATCGTATGCCCTTTCTATAGCTAGAAGCACCTCCGTCTGCTGTAATGATTATATCTTTACACTTGTATGAGTCAGCGAACGACTGTACTGTCTTAATATAGTCGTATCTAAAGTCTGACCTTCCTGCATGCTTCCAACGAAATGCTAAGTTAAGAGCGTCTACTACAAGCGTACCCGTCTTTCTCTGGTCGTTAAAACTAATTGCCATTTATAAATTCTACCTCTTCTTTGTCTAACCACTCTTCTGCAAGAGAAACGTAGCAGTCCAAGTCACTTACATACAGGTAAGATATGTGTAGAGGACATACTGCCGTACCTACATATACCTTTGATCTGTTATACTTAAAGAAGAGAAGAGGCTTTTGGCCTCCTCCTTCTGCTTGTATAAGTAACTTTTTCCACCACTGGGTTAGATGGTTTGTCTTCTTTTGTGTAAGTATTTTATCAGTGAGTGGCGACTCAGCATAATTTTTTACCTCTATACAAAAGAAGTTTTTCTCATTTGGAACGTACAAATCTCCTTTTAAGTACTCCAAAGCACCTGACATTGGTACTCTCTCGAACTGAAGATCAGTATGCTCTCGTAATAAGTCGCGTACTAGATACTCTCCTCTAGCTCCTTTTGCTCTACTGTCAACCATTTTACTCCAATCTACTAATATTTTCTTCTTTCACTACTTCGATCTTATCGAGGAGTGGGTGAGTCCAACCGTGAGATACTATGTATGTGTTCAAATCTTCCTCGATAAGAACCTCTACCAGCTTCTCGCGACCCGTGTCGTCTAATACTGCAATAACTTCATCTAAGAAAAGTATGTTTAACTTGGACTTAGATATACTACTCATTAGCTTACGAATAGCTATAAGAGTCGCTGTGTTTACTCTAGCTAGCTCTCCTGAAGAAAGTGCGAGGATATCTACTATTTTGCCGTCGTCTGTGACTTGTACGTTTAGCTTATCATTTGATACTACAAACTCTAAAGTAAACCTACCGTCAGACAGCTCTGCTAGATAAGTATTCGCCATCTCTTCCAATTCTTTCACAAGGTTTTCAATCTTGTAAGCAAGCAGTCCATTAGTACTAAATGCTTTCTTTAGTACGTCTAAGTTAGAGGCGAGTCCTTGCTGCTTTGCAAGTACTGCCTGTAGCTCTTCTGACTGCTTTAGAAAGGAGTCTGTCTGCTCCTGTATTACTTGGATCCTGGTGTTATGTTTTGTTCTTTTTTCGTTTTCCTTTGCTGTGCTTTCCAACTGCTCCTTTCGTTGAAGTAAGTCAGCTCGAACGCTCTCCAGCCTTTCCGCAAGCTCGTTCTTGTCCAAGAGAGCCGTAGGAAGATTCCTGTCCACACTGCGATAAATTTCTTTCCAATCCGTTTCAAGAGTCTGTAGACGCGTGAACTCATTATTATCCCTTTTAATGCTTTTAATTTCTGCTTCAATGTTCCCAATTTCTCTCTCCGATACCGATATCTTATCAGTCTCTTCTTTTTTTAAATCATCTACAAACTCGGAGTCTACTGACTGCTCGCAAGTAGGGCAAGTATCCCCCAATTGGTTTAACTTTGTTAAGAGTCGCTTCGACCCCGCTGCGATTTGCGTAAAGTTTCCTACTTCTTCCTGTAGTGCATCATAGGACTTTCGTTCCGTTACTGAAGGATTTTGTATATCCTGTAAATCAATCTGTCCTAGTAGCTCAATTAATTGATTATTCTTAGAGATTTTTTTGTTCCGCTCTAAGATATTTTCAATTTCCTTCGTCAAGTGACGGAACTCTTTCTCTTCTTCTTCCGTGTTTATTCGTAAATCCAACATGGGAAGTATGTTACTATCACTCAATTTATTATCTGAGAGCCATTTTTCTACTGTATCAACAGCGGCTTGTGCTCCACTAATTTCTACGGTCAGCTTTCTAGACTCTTCTTTAAATACATCGAACAGCTCTACATACCCCTCAAGGTGTAACAAGTCAATTAAAAACTTCTTACGGTTTGTGTCTGTGGCAGTTAGAAACTGTAGGCTTGCATTTGTACTTTGATAAACCAACTGAGAGAAAGTCTTGAAGTCTACTCCAATTATCTCCTGTATTGTTTTATAGGTATTAGTAGCAGTATGGCTGGATATATCCTCGCCATTCTTCTCTAGCTTTACCTTAACTGTAGTCTTTCGATCTATACTTACTGTATAGCTATCTGTATCCTTGGTGAAGGTAAGTTTAATATTATAGCCGTCACCCTGATACCTATTAGGAATGTCTGCTTTCTTTATACCCTTTGAGTTCTTATTATAGAGAGCTTCCTCAATGATTAAAGGTATTGACGACTTTCCAGTGCCATTTGTGCCTATAATCTGAGTTACAGTATTCTCATCAAGTAGTAACTCATTGTTAGAGCCGTAGCTAAAACAATTATTCCACTGTAGCTGTTTGAGAGTAATCATTATAAGTTCCTATAATACTTGATATCTTTTCATCCGGGAGTTCCAGAATGTAGGTTAAGTACTCTGCTAGCTCGTCTCCGACAGTCATGTCTTTGGTGAGGACAAGGGTTGCTTCCGTACTACGTTTTACTACTTTCTTATCTAATAACTCCGAGTTCTTAACTTTTGAAAGGTCTTGTATGTCCCCTTCCAGTTCGTATATTGTGTGATGATAGTCACTCGGTATCATATCATCTGGGTTTTGCACTGTCTTTCTCAACAGTTGTGGTAGTTCAAACTTCTCCCACATCCAAGACCAGTCTCTATCATTGATCAAAAGATACCCTGTCTCTACTATGCTTCTATGAAACGAAGTAGTCATAGGGCTTCCTGGGTACACAATATTTTGCTGTGTATTACTATGTGCGTGTAAGTCTCCTGCAAAAACTACAGGGAAGTCTTCAAATCTTTCTAGCTCAACTTCTGGTTTTACATGGGGTGGGATTTCTCCACGTACATGGGTAAACAGGGGCCACTCAGTATTGAAGGCTTCTATACTATTCTTTCTATGTAAGTCTGCGTAAGGTAGAACATTGAACCCTCTGTCTTTGTCCACATAGGACAAGTCTACAATGTGAATGAAAGGATTAATATCCCTACTCACTTGCTTTAGTTGACTAAAAAAGGTCTTGTTCTTCTTAGTGGCTTCGTGGTTCCCATCATAAATTAGAGTAGGTATTCCTACTTGCCTTATGAATGTGAAATACAACTCCAACTCTTCCATAGTTGGAAGACGATCAAAGAGATCGCCTCCAATTATGTGCATACTACACTCTTTTTCTATCTCGTGAATTTGAGAGAAGAAGGACTCATATCGCTTCTTCGCCCAGTCAACTGGGACATTCTTCTGTCCCAGTTTTAAGTGCCAGTCTGCGGTGAATAGGATCATCCTACGTTGAATTCTGCTTCAAGAGTGTCATCAACTTCGGATGTACTAGCCTGTCGTACACGATCCAGCAACTCTTTCTGAGCGTCAGGAGTCGGGCGAGACATTACTTCGTCCATAGATTTGATGTCAGCTACTAATGCCATGTCAGCATCGTTGAGAGCTTTGGGCTTACACTTCAGAGCTTGAAGTTGGTACTCTACATTATAAGGCAGAGGGCCGGTTTTCACTCGCTTGAAGATAATATCCCAGCCAGTTACTGGATCAGTAGGATCGCCGAGGTCTTCAGCGGCACTGATGATTGATTCCCAAAGCTTCTTCTTTAGATTCACAACTTTGATTTCGCCGTTGTCAATACACTGTGTAGCATAGCTCCAGCCACACTTGAGGTCAGGATAGTACTCACGTACCCAATCCTTCTCTTTGTTTGTGAAGGCTTCTGCGTTCCGATCGAAGGACAGACACTCCAGAGGAATGTTCTTGTCGTTCTCACCTTTCACCCAGTACACATAGCGAGCGAGAATGTCGCCACAAATACGCATACGGTTGTCACCGTCTTTGTACTGAAAAGTACTGATGGAAGTTTTCTTTGCAGAACCTTTTTGTTGTCCAAATGATATTGCCATATCTAGTTTTTCTCCGTTGGGACTTCTTCGTGAAGGAAATGTATATCATCACCTTCTAACCAAAGTAGTCTATTATTGTTTATAAAGATTGCAGGATCTAGTTGCAAGTGCAGTAGATCCAAGGTTATTTTACCAGACGCTTGATATTCGCCATATGAGCGTAAAGCTGCAAAAGCGATGTATATGCAAACATCTCGGTAAGAATATTTATATAGTTGGTACAGTAGAACGTCAGGGTGCACTAAAAAGCTCTGCCCAGAAAAATCTATGTCTGCGTACTTGTACACAGGGTCATACTTATTTAAGGGCAACTCCTTGTCAACTAACATTTTGAACACTCGGATGATTTCGGGTGGATTCGCTTTGCAAGTTTTAAATACTTTATTCCAATTATATAAGAGCATATTATACCTTAAAATGTCACTAATGTCAAGAAGTATTTTTTAGTAGGTGGTTACGCTATTAATGCGGTAACGGTACCAGAACTTGTTTCTTTATCGCTTATAAGGTGTCCCTCGGTATTGTAGTAAGTTTCTCCGTCTTCAGCTGAGCGTTTAACCGCTATAGCTATATACCCCTCTTTGACTGTTTGTTTCGCAAAACGAACCATGCTTCTATCTCTATGCCACTTCCATAGGGTCATACCGTCTCTAGTATCCGTATTCGTGATGTAAGTAAGTGGAGCTATTATGCCATAAAGATCAGGGTCTATGCTCTTTATTACCTGCTTTATTTTCTCTCCAATTCCTCTTCCTTCCCACTTTTCCGCCCACAGTTCAGGGGCGTAAACTTGGTAGAAGTCTTCGTTACAGTTTTCTTCCTTTCCTTCCTCATGTTTTGTAGTAGTTTTAATACACCTATGTTCTTTATGCTTATTGCTGGGAAGTAGGTTTGGAAACTCATGTTCGTACGCATTTAACCAGGCAATCCTTTGCTCCCACGGCATCTGAAATACCTGCTCCTCTTCCATAGCTTCGTAATACTTTAAGTAGGCGTCTACTACGTCTTTTACTTCCTGTGTTGTTATAATTACAGGCCATTTTTTACCGTTTACTCGTCCTATCTCTTGCATAATAGTTGCTATTGAGGCAGTAGGGCTTTTAATATTTGTATAGTACACTATTTTATGCTGCGGAAAAGTTCTACTTACACCCATGGAAAGCTTACCTACTAAGTTTCCTGAGGAGCCTTTTGAGTTAGCATTATACGCTTCCATTTTTGGCCAGTTATTCTGTTCACTGAGTCGCGGCCAGAATTCATCATGAAACTTTTGTTCTGAGTTAATATTTGCTAACGTGTCCTCTGATATATATTGATCCATAGCTTTCGTTAATTTAGGAGTACTGATATCTTGAAGTATTTTGTTCTTTTTATAGGTTTTATACCCGTCTAGTATAGCTTCAAACTCTTCCTTTGGTATAATAACCCAGTCTGCGTCGGCTATACTTCTAAAGTTTTTATACCCGTCTAGTATTATTGTATTTTTAAAGTTTAACTTAGAGTACAGTAAATCATGCCCTGTAGCACTAATAGTATATATTTTTCCACATTGATTATTCTCGTATATTTCATTAACAAAATTATCAATTTGTGCGGAGTCCGCTCCAGCTTCTTCTCCTAAGGTATACCTATGAATTTCATCTAAATATACGTTTTGCAGAAGATTAGTAGTATTTTTCATGGATAGGAGGCCCTTAGCTGCTGTCATATTGCTAATATTACCTAGTAGAAAGGCAACTATAGGAGCCTTGTCTCCTTTTAATCTTCTCTTATAGGCTTCTCTTATACCGTTCTTATCTGTAATAATTGGAACAGTAATACTTCTTTCCTTACATTCTTCTTCGAATTTATTTGTAGTATCCGTTAATACGGCTTTTAAGTTATAAGTAAAAAATATATGGTCTTGAGTATTGAGATTGTCAAGAATATGGCCTAGTGCCCAAGTAGTTTTACCTGACTGGCACGCAGCGCAGTGAGATATTACATTGGTTATTTCAGTATAAATTATCTTTCTTTCAAATGGAATTATATTATTCATCGTATGTGTTCTCATTTATTTAAGGGTATTATACACAAGAATTGGGGAAAAGTCAAGAACTATTTTTTTATAGCTGGTTTATCTTATACCCCTCTTTGATATAGTACCCCATCCTGTTGGAAGCTTGACGTCGTGCAGTATTCCCCTTTAGGTGTATATCTATCACTACAGGAGGTTTTTTGCCCTCTTTCTTGCGTATGATACGCCCTATTAGCTGAGTCAGCAGAGGCTCATTATTCACAGGAGTTGCTAGTATCAAACAGCTCAGGTTATCCACAGAGATACCCTCTGAGAATATGGCCTGAGTTCCGTATAGTACGTCCTTCTGACCACCTCGCATCTCATCTATGAGGGTCTCCCTATCTTCGTGTGCTACGTCTCCAGTGACACAGATTGCTCTATCTCCTGTCAGTTCCGCACATGCTTTCAGAAAATGCACACGGTCAGATACTACCAGAACCTTGTGCCCCTTTGCAGCGTAGGCTGCCGCTATGAGAGAAACACTATGTCTATACTCCTCCTGGTTGCATAGCTGAGTTACTTTGTTAGCCCAAGGAGTTCTCTGGCCATCCATGAACCGTATGTCCGAAGGATATATAGTTATAGAGGGAACCATATAGTTCTCCTTAGGTGGCTTGAATACTTTACTGCCAAAGTAATCTCGGAATACAACATGCTTACCGTCCTTTCTCTCAATAGTTCCAGACAACCCTATCTTATACCTAGCATAGTTTGTGTCTATTACTTTGGAAAACGTCGGAGAAGATACGTGGTGCATCTCATCTAATATGATAGTCCCGAACTGCTTATTTATCTTGAGAATATTTCTGTACAAGCTCTGAGTATTCCCAATTACAATTGGAGCATCAATTTCAAACTTACCACTGCCTATGATACCTGGCGTAATTCCATATACTTTTTCTACTTCTTTTGCCCACTGATTTCTTAGCGGCACTGTGTGGACTATGATAAGTGTTTTCTGCCCTAGCTTACCAGCTATAGCAAGACCTGTAAAAGTCTTACCCCAACTTACCCAAGCGTTAATTATAGAGTTGTCTTCGATCTCGTCGTAAACCTCTTGTTGGCTTGGTCGTAGGGGTAACTTAAACTCTGGAAAGTCCACTGGTATATTGATACGCTTGTCAACTACTTCGTAGTCAGACGGTATCAAATCCGTTCTTCCTATTGGAATACTAACCAGCGTATCACGTACCCGTGCCATATTCTTTATGACAAAGGGAGGGTCTTTCGGATTGAACGAAGGAATAGTATAGGTAAGTTCTTTACTCAAGAACTCCTTGTATTCCTGCGTTACCTCAAGGTAAATGCGATTGCTGATTAGTGCTTTTATAGTCCTATATCCTTCTTAGCGATTAAGTATTCTTTTACAAAGTCACTTCTGACAATGTCCCCTACTTCAAAATTAACCATATCAAAGGCTCCCATCGTTTCTAATATCTTTAGAAAGTCCTTTAGCCCGTTGTTCTTTAGATCAGACTGTTCAAAGTCTCCACAGAATATAACTCTACAGTACTTTCCTACTCGGGTGATAATTGAGTCTAGCTCATGAAAAGTCATGTTCTGGCACTCATCTATCAGTATAACAGAGTTTTTCAAAGTTATACCCCGTATGTACGATGTAGTCATAAAGTGTACTAGACCTTTAGTCTTGAGTATTTGATATGCGTCTCCACGATTAAATAACTCATTTGCAACTTCTTTATACGGTTCTTCATAAACTGAGGCTTTCTCCTTTTCGTTACCTGGCAGGAACCCTATGTCCCTTGTTGGTACTGCGCTTCGGATTAACACTAAGTTAGAGTACTGTCCTTTAATCATATCATCAAATGCTAAGTAGCAGGAGATAAAGGTTTTACCCGTACCTGCTACTCCGTGCAACACTAGATTCTTTTCAGACTCGAATGCAATTAGTTGATTCTTTGTTAAAGGCTCTATCTCTTCTAGCTGAAGACCTGAGCCGTTTAAAGTTTTACGCTTGTTACCCATATAATTCCTATACCTTTCTTCGAGTGTCCTTTAGTTTCCCTTCGGCGTACTCGTACAACATCCAAGGTGCATCTCCTTGATGTAGTATTCCCGCCCATGACCGTCCCTCATAAGGAGGCCGTGGGATAGTAAAGGGAATAGTAACTTTATGCACCCACAGTAAAGAAGCTACCTCTCTATGTTCGACCCTACGAATCTTGTAGTATTTTAACTTACAGAACTGGGTTTTCTCATATATGAAAGGCATGCCTCTTGAATCTATAAAAGTTTTGTTAGTTTGTTTTATAACCCCTACATGGTTAATAAGAGCTCGACTGAGACGCATTATGTCCTTGAAAGGAGTTTGCAGTCTTCGTAAGCCTAGAGTCTCTCCTGGCTGGTTAGTATCATCTACTAACAGATCATCTACAAAAAGTAGTCCATCAGAATAAGTCCAGTTGTCTGACGGGATCTGGTATACCGGGAAGGTTACGTGTTGTACATCCCTGTATGTAATGATCAATTAAAACTCCATTGTTGTAAATTTTTATATCTGTAGAACCGCTGTTGTCTAGCCCTTGAGCCATTCCGTATACACTGCTACTTAGACTATATGAGTAAGACAAAGGTTCCCCTGTCTTACTCGTCCACTTGATACTATAAGTCATTGAACCCCCTAATTGGTCATTAGTACTGCGGTTTCAGTTAAAAGATATATAAAAGCTAATCCCATAAAGCACTTCATAATCTGTGCGAGCCAGCCATGGAGGCCCATCTTAGTGCTTGTCTCTGTAATCTTTGATTGCAGCTTTGATTGCGTCTTCTGCAAGTACGCTACAATGTATCTTTACAGGAGGAAGGGCTAACTCTTCTACTATCTCTATATTTTTTATACTATTAGCAGATTCTAAAGTTCGCCCTTTAACCCACTCTGTTAAGAGCGACGAGGATGCGATAGCACTACCACACCCATAGGTTTTGAACACAGCATCTGTAATGATACCGTCCTCTACTTCTATCTGTAATCTCATAACGTCACCACAGGCTGGTGCTCCCACCATACCTGTGCCGACCTTATCAGTAATCTCCATCTTACCCACATTACGTGGGTTTTGATAGTGATCCAGTACTTGTTTACTATAGCTCATCGTGACTGCCGCTTTTCTTATGTTTATTCCAAGCAAGAAAGCCGCAGAGACGAAGTGCATAATAGGCTAAGTAGTTTAATAACCTAAAGCCATTCACTTCTATACATATGTCTCTAAACAAGCGATCCATATACTTCTGGTCTTGCCACTCATGGTCAAGGACAGAACTATTAGACTTCTTCAGTCTGGAATACTTGTATCCATAGTCGTGTACAAGACCTCCCATAAGTAAAACTCCTACAGGAGACAGCCAGATTGCAAGAAACTTTGGTACAGAAGCTCCGTCAAAAACAAATCCTTCAGGTACTACAAACTCAACTTCGTTAAGTGTATAGTTAAAGTCTTCTGCTAACTCCCACTTTCTTGTTCCAGTTAACCACATCCAAATAGCACCCCAAAAGCCTTTCTCGCCTGTTCTAATAGGTAAGGGTCGCATACTGGGCATGTCCTCGTATGTGAAGTTAACTCTGTTTTCTCTTGGTCTTTTGTCAAATACATTGATTAAGAAGCCTGTTAGTACTAGTATGATTAATATAGTCCATTGCCAGAACGTGCTAGCAAGTGCCCAAAGTTCCTCCATATTGTTTCTCGAATTTACCCATAGAGTAGTCATCTCCAACCTCAAAATCACAGCCTACAGGTGCTCCAGGAATTGATATTCCTCTGTCCATTTGTACATATTGCTCTAGTTGCTCACAATATCCATCTACCTCTGAGATTGGTACTTCGGCCAAAATCGAGTCGTGCACTAAAGCAAAGATTCTTGCCTTAGACTTAGTGGCTTTTAGGTATGCTTGCATATCTATAGCCCCAAGAAGGTTAATGTCACTAGCAGTAGACTGCACCAGAAAGTTAAGACCA